CGACGGAGTTATCGTGCTGATCTTCTCTACAATTCTTACCGAAGCGAAGCTCCGTGGCAGCACCGACGGTACTCAAGTTCTTCGGCATTTAATATTACTACTGATTTTAATTTGCATACATGAGACCCGCACACCCATTATTCACTCTGAGAATATTATAATTTACTGCATAAATAGGGTCTATGATTTCCCTAGACTCACTATGAATCTTTACCGACTCGACACGCGAAAAATTAAGTGAACCAGAAGGCTGTAAGGAACTCGTATTTAAGCAAAACGAATGTAAGAAACAATCTGGAGATGTGACGAAGTTTGTGTGGTAATAATGCTGGACATCCACGAAATGGGGCTTCGCCCACTTCCACGAGCTTATATCGGTACCGTTGATGCTAATTTTTAGTTTATTATCTATGGAAGTCAGTGTACTTTCCATGTTCGTGTTGGCGCAAGTAATGTATTTAACCGGGTGATTAAACGTCAACTCTTGGACGAGTTCGCCGGATGGGATACTTTTTTGTACTTGTGTTATGAGAATGTTATGTTCACGGGAAGCCATTATTCCACGTTCTTCGTTATCTAAGTAGTAATAATTAGCGTAAGCATCCACGTTATAATTACCAGCTTCGGGGCCCCAATAAATACGCAATTCCACGGTACTGTACTGCAACGACACGAGAGGAATAGCAGATTGAGGACCCTCACAATAAAAGAAACGCAAAGGGTAAAAGTATGAGCGAGCAGATGCACCGGGGTGCACACCGTTGGAACTTTTACTCACATTCTGTGCGAACATATCTACAGCTATATTCTCACTAAAATCATGATCTTGAACATCGATAACCTGCCCGGCCACTAAAAGTTCCACCTTATTTATCACATCTCCCCAATCCTGGAGATCTACCGCCTGTGTGTTATTATCTATCGCGAAATAGGTATATCCTAGAAGATCACCATTTCTTTCGAATTTGATAGATGACATGGAATTACCTTTCACAGCTCCTTGTATCGTCTGCTTTTCGACGGACTGTGAAAAGTTAGAATGCCTTTTGAATGTGGAAGTGAAAAATGATATTTCAGGCTCCCCAATTATATGCTCGTCTTGTGCACCAATTGCCACTAACTGTACGATTCCAGAAGACATACTTACTATAGTAAAAGTATTTTTAAATTACAAATATGTAACGCCCTGAAATCTATGCGAGGTTCTTCTTTTTGCATGTGAACTTAAATATGAATACACAGTTGAGCACCAGGGCCGCTGTACCATCTTGTTTATCTATGTTAAATGTTAACCTGTCAAGTTTACGGATGGGATTATGATACGATTGTACGATGGGGTAATCGTTTTTAAACAATACAACCTTAGCAGCTGAACCACTTCCGGCTAATAAAACGTGACTTCCTATAATTGTTCCAAATACACCGTTTAAATGATTATCAGTCGAATCTTCCAGATCCTGCTTACCGCGTTGAGAAAAATAACTTTTAAGTTCCTCTATACCAACATGAAAAGCTGTTTGTGTAGTTCCATTTGTTGTTATAGTAGCCGCTGTTAACTGTGCCTGAACAACATTTTCGAGAGGAGTTGGTAAAAAAGATGTAAAATCGGTTTTACTCGGAGTATGATCGATAGTATCAATAATCACGGTATGAATCTCATGATCGTAATCGGGGATATCGGGCTGAGATGTGGCGATGAGAAGCGCCATTTATAATACACTTAGAATTTTTCTACTTAAATACGTTGTAACGATTTAACTGGAAATGAGAATGATTTAAAAAATATTTATCCAACGATCTTGTAATTGGCGTGATCGCGAACGAGCTGCTGGTCGCCACAGACACCACCAGTGCTCGTGGAGTACACACTGTCGTTGAGGCAGTCGACACTGCTCTTGAGAGACATCAGGGACTCCTGGGAGACGGCCTCGATATCAATATTCTTAGGTTGGTACCTAGACTTGCGATCACTGAAAAGAAGGGCGATCACGAAAAGTAATCCGATGGTGATAGCGATGGCTTTGAGTGTCGCACGGTTGGTAGAGTCGAGCTTCATTTTACTATGTGCTGATATTTTTTTATAAAGTGCGTTAAAGAGAATAGATTAGTTTCATTATAGAGAGTAATGGACGGTGAAATTGTCCTCGACAGGGGAAATGATTCGGTCATGAAACTCGATGAGAGGGAACAAGCCATGATGGATGAGATTCAGCTCGATTTTGGTAGACCCCACGCTCATACGGGTAGTGCCCCCACTATTCAGCGAATGCACCGCTCAGATGCCCCGCCTGCCGAAATGTTTCAAGACGACGTAGATGCTTTTGCGAACCCTTCCAAACAGGCGGCTCCCCCACCCCCGCAAATGGACGAGCCTATTGATCACGGTGAGTATGATAACGGTAATGCATATAACGCCGCCCCCGCGGCGTTCGATTATGGCCCTGAACAGCATGAAGAGCAACCGTCACCTGGATACAAGACGATTGATGAAGAAAAGTCGGATCTTTTGAATAAACTCGGGCGACTCGAGAAGCGTGGATTTAATATCAATAAGTCACTCAACGCGTACTCGGCTGTGGATGATTTACGCACGGAAGTTAAGCGTATTACGTATAGTATAGATGTAGACAAGTCTATCAAGTTTTCGAGGCGTATGCTCATAGCGTGTGTGACTGGTATCGAGTTCTTGAATAAAAAGTACAATCCATTTGAAATTCAATTAGACGGTTGGTCTGAGAATCTCATGGAGAACCAGGATGATTACGATGAAGTGTTCGAGGAATTGTATGTCAAATATCGAACGAAGATGAACGTTGCACCAGAGATTAAGTTAATCATGATGCTCGGTGGTTCGGCTATGATGTTTCACCTTACGAATTCGATGTTCAAACAGGTCATGCCCAATGTGAACGATGTGATGAAGCAGAACCCCGACCTCATGCAAAACATGATGAGCGCGGTTCAGAATACGATGGTTAACCCTGGTCAAACATCCGCCACTCCCCCGGGTGAGCGCCACGAGATGCGCGGTCCGGGACTCGACATTTCGAGTTTGATGGGTAATATCATGATGCCCCCGGGCCCTCCCATGAACACAACGCCTATGGTTTCCGCCCAACGGGAATATGTACCCGAGGTGGAGGAAGACGATGACGACATTTCGGATATTGTTTCCGAAAGAGCTGCAGGTGATATGGACGAGGATGTGAAGGAAGTTAAATTACCTGCAGCAAAGGCCAGGAAAGGAGGGCGAAAGAAGAAGGTTGAAATTAATTTGTAAACCTATATAAATGATAGGCTACAGCCCGATTGATTTCGACGACCCTATCGAGGTACCGATTCCCAGAAAGAAGGAAATCGTGGCCGATGAACCTCGCATCATAGAAAGAGTTCCAATAAAACCGGAGCCCGAAGAGCCGATCGCTGATGAAGATACCGAGTGTAATTTCCTCGTGTTCTTCTTTATCGTGGGTGTCATTGCGCTAGCCGCAATGGATTCTGCGAAAAGGTAAGTATCATAAATGTACCACACGAGTCATCTTGTGTGTTAGATTTATAATAATTTATGATCGACGTAATACCACGTCACCGCTACACGCTTAGTACCTTTTGTAACTAGATCCCCCCGATGTACGTAAGACCAATTTGATGGGAAAATGAGTGCATACCCCTTTTTGGGTTTATAACTTGCATGCAAAAAGCTCGTAGCCCCACCTTCAAAATCGTCTGTGAGATACACGATGACTGATATTTCCCTATGGTATTCTTTAGCACTTTTATCCACATGACTATCCCTGTGATACCCATACTCTTGTCCGGGTTCATATTGAATAACTCGAATCTCTTCTCTCCACGAGGTTGTATCTCGTCCACCGGGTAAGGGGTGTTGATTATAAGTGTCGTGTAGGTTTATAATTCTACGTTTATATTCATCGAGAGCTAAATTTATTTTCGCGTGTACCTTTCGGGTAATTTCCTCATCTTCGGGTAAAGGACATTCTTCACTCGTCCGACCATGAACGATTCCATTGTCCAGTGTTTGACTACGTCGAAGAATTAAATGATCTTCTGTGTATACATTTAACTCATCCACTTCTTCCTCGGTCAAAACAGGTATAATTTGGATGAGCTGGTCCATATGTACACATAGTATAGATTCTTTAAATAGTATATATATAAGCGGCACCTTGTTCGGTTTGGTACGTGCTTGTAGATGTATGAAGATACGCCCCAGTTACAAGTGTGTTACCAGATATAGAAACAGAAAAACCGGTGATATCGCGGGTAGCCGCATCGGAATTGATAAGTTTTGTTCTTGTCCAAGATGAACCCGATCTAACAAATACGTAGGTAGCCCCGGCCTCGCTGGCCCCCTCGTCATCGGATCTCGCTCCTATGACAACGCGGCTACCGTCGATGGCGACATCTGACCCGAAATTATCGTACAGCTGCTTGTCGGAGTCGGAAGCGGTTAGTTTTGCTTGTTGAGACCAGGATGTTCCGGATCTCACGAATATATACGCAGACCCAGCATCCCTTACTGTCTGGAAGGACGTGCCGTTCCATTTGCTGGGGTCCTCGTATATAGAGCCTATAACAACATAATCCCCATCAATGTCAACGCGGTACCCGAAGAGGTCGGAGGTCTCTTTGTCGGAAGCGGTTAGTTTTGCTTGTTGAGACCAGGATGTTCCGGATCTCACGAATATATACGCAGACCCGCAGTTGTACACACTTGACTGTCCGAGTTGGACGTGATCTGCATAGGGAGTCCCCACAATAATATTATTCCCATCAATGGCTACGCTGTAGCCAAAGAGGTCATAGATCGCCGGATTGGGAGCGGTTAGTTTTTGTTGTTGAGACCAGGATGTTCCGGATCTCACGAATACATACACAGCACCCGCCAGATAAAGCCCCCCGGACAGACTCTCCCGAGAAACCCCCACAACAGCGGTGAGCCCATCAATGGCTACTGTGTCGCCAAAAAGGTAATTTTGCCCCGTAGGCGACCCGGTTAGTTTTTTTTGTTGAGCCCAGGTTGATCCGTACACTGGATGCGGCCATGACCCGGTTTGCGATCTCACGAATATATACGCAGACCCCGCGGAGCTTACATTTCCGGGATCTTCACTGCGAGCCCCCACAATAATATAATCCCCGTCAATGGCTACACTGATGCCAAAATGGTCGCCGGGTTCCAGGTCGGTAGGTGTAAGTCGTGCTTGAAAATACCAATTTCCCTGAGTGTAGTATGCGGTCGTTGACGTCGCCCTCTTGTATACATACGCAGCACCCCCGTCTGCTTGGGAATAATAGCCGGGGCCGTAGGGCCCGGAGGGCTGAAGTGTGGTTGGGTCTTCACGCCAAGCTCCTATAACGGCATAGTCACCAGATATGGCTACGCTGTAGCCAAAGAAATCCTGCAGTGACGCGTTTGGGGAGATCAGTTTTCCCTGTTGTGTCCATGGTGCTCCTGCACCGAAACCTATCGTTTTACCCAAAAAGTTACCGATACTTATCGGACCCGCTGAAGGTGTACTACTACCATCTGTAAATGATATGTTATAGTACTCACTCAGACTATGCGGTGCAGTATCACCAGCAGCTTGACCTATTGTCGGTAAATCGAGAGGTCCCGTACTAGAGAACCCGGCCATATACATTATGAGTACACTTTTTCTTCGAGATTTTTAACCTTTTCGGATAACTCTTTTATCGCCTCGACGAGAATGCCTACCATGTTACCGTACGCTAAACCGTATCCATCTTCTTCACTGCCGACGACAGCTTCTGGTAAGATATGTAAAACTTCTTGCGCGACGAGACCAGTGTATTTGACACCGTCTTTATCGTACGTGTATCCGTTAATCCGTTGTAATTTTTCCAAAGATTCTTTTATGACTCGTAGATTTGTTTTGGTACGGTTATCGGAATAGGCTGTAACATTCCCTGTTGCATAAATATTACCATTTACGTGAAATTTGTGACTTGGGTTGTTCAATCCGACACCGACGTTACCCGTAGAATAATAAATATCATTGGTATTAACTACATTCCATGCACCGGTCGTGCCCGGAGGACCCGCAGGACCTGGAGGACCCGTCGGTATAACAAAATCGAGTATCGCGTTCGTCGATGTACTCGCGCCTGAGATAGACACGGCTGCTGATCCACCTGCCGCGGATGTGGATGTTGACCCAATTGCAACGGTTGCCGTCGGGTTACCCGGAGGACCCGCAGAACCTGTAGAACCCCTCGGTATAACAAAATCGAGTATCGCGTTCGTCGATGTACTCGCGCTCGAGATAGACGCGGACGCTGATCCACCTGCCGGGGATGTGGATGTTGTCCCAACTGCAATGGTTGCCGTCGGGTTACCCGGAGTACCCTGAGGACCTGTAAGACCCCTCGGTATAACAAAATCGAGTATCGCGTTCGTCGATGTACTCGCGCTTGAGATAAACACGGCTGCTGATCCACCTGCCGCGGATGTGGATGTTGACCCAACTGTAACGGTTGCCGTCGGGTTACCCGGAGCACCATTAGTACCATTAGTACCCGCAGGACCCGTCGGTATAACAAAATCGAGTATCGCGTTCGTCGATGTACTTGCACCTGAGATAGACACGGATGCCGATCCACCTGCCGGGGATGTGGATGTTGTCCCAACTGCAACGGTTGCCGTCGGGTTACCCGGAGGACCCGTAGGACCCGGAGGACCCGTCGGTATAACAAAATCGAGTATCGCGTTCGTCGATGTACTTGCGCCTGAGATAGACGCGGACGCTGATCCACCTGCCGGGGATGTGGATGTTGTCCCAACTGCAATGGTTGCCGTCGGGTCACCCTGAGGACCCGCAGAACCCCTCGGTATAACAAAATCGAGTATCGCGTTCGTCGATGTACTTGCGCCTGAGATAGACACGGATGCCGATCCACCTGCCGGGGATGTGGATGTTGACCCAACTGTAACGGTTGCCGTCGGGTTACCCGGAGCACCATCAGTACCATTAATACCCGCAGGACCCATAGGACCCTGAGGACCTGGAGGCCCACCAGCTGGACCCGGAGGACCCGCGACACCAGCAGTACCCTGAGGACCTGGAGGCCCACCATATGGACCCGGAGGACCCGGGATACCATTAGTACCCGGAACACCAGCAGTACCCGGATCACCCGGAGGCCCACCATATGGACCCGGAGGACCCGGGATACCATTAGTACCCGGATCACCCTTAGGACCTGGAGGTCCATTCGCGGAACCCGCAGGACCCGGGATACCCGGAGAACCCTGAGCACCCGGAACACCCGCAGCACCCGTAGGACCCGCGGGACCTTGAAATCCACCCGCGACAGCACCAGGTCCCTGTATCGTGCCGGCTATATAAATATCACCCACAGCCAATGGAGCGTAATAAGATTCCATCGTCGGTAGAGTTCCTCCTCTAGGATCGTATTCTATTTCGTAAAGTGTACTGTCAGACTGGAGCTGACCAGCGGTAGCCGCTACATCCTGGGGTGGACATAATAAACGTAACCAACCATCATTACCTGGTGAAAATGTATACATATCTCCATCGGGTTGAATAGAAGAAGACAAACCTGCACTCCCTCCACTATACGTATCTCCGGTTGATGCGATTAAACGAATCCCGGCTTGCATCCTAGAATTCGACGTACCCGTGCGAAAACTCATGAGCTGTCGAGGTTCGATTCGTATACCACCGTTACTATAACTCGCACCTCGTTCACCGCCGAATGGGTTATTCATATCCGTTATACTCAAACACGGAGACTCTTTGTATTTCATACTCCCTTGATCGGCTTGAGGATGATGTATTTGAATTTCTACTTTGGGACCTTTAAGACGTATACGGTCACCCGCAAAATCTCTTTTATTCCAATCGTAATAATCTTTTACGGTATCATTAGGTAAAGTCCTATCACTATAAAATTTAGACAATAGGAGTTCGTTATCGTGTTTATAAGCTGAGAATGAGTCGGGATCAAAACGTCCATCGTGTGTACCTAACCACCTAGATTCAATCGTGGTAGATGCTTCTGTTCCGAGTTCTCCGTACCGTCCACCGAATTTAATACGTGCATGATCGACGGAACCACCTGACGAACCCACGGTTAACGTATCACATTTCACGTACCCTTCGAAAAGACTATTTCCTCTAAAAATACTCGTTAACGTAAATCTATATATTTTGATAAAACCCTGCGCCTGTCCCACCCCATTCGAATCAGTGGTCCAGTTATTTGGGTACGATGGAAAAGATACGGCGTAGCTACTACCACTTTTAGCCGCATTTGCATATCCATTCATACCCGCACCCTCGTATATATGACCCGGCCATGGATTACCGGATCCAAAAACTTCAAGCGCTGGTCCTGAGCCTTGTCCACCCGAACGAATAACTGGGCTCACCGGGTAAAAAGTCGTACCTGAAAAATCGTATGGAACGCATATCCGATCAGTTTCGCGACCAGTTATGAAAACGCGTGTTCCATCTTCACTCATAGCTACATTATATCCCAATGACTGACCACTTCTTTGCAACAGAGACCAAGGTCCACCCGTATCTTCTCGACCAACTTCATACCCCGTCTGTGTAGGCTCTGTATAACTATCCGTGATAGGATCATATTTAAAATATCTCGTTTGACCGTGTAATAACTGTGCGTCATAACCAATCATCCTATACCCGGGTGCTCCCGCGACGACACGGTCCCCGTCTACGGATATCTTTATAGATTTACCAAAACCCGGGAAGGAAGTATATAAAGAATACCACATGTCTAAATAATTATAGCTATCCGGATTTTGACCCTTTATCACGTTTCCAACTTGTGTTACTCCGGTAGACCAAGATCCTTCATTTGGACATCTTAAAATGCGAATATTACCTATTTGAAAATTTGGATAGACGAAACCTCTACGCAAGAGATAATACCCACGCGAATCTGTGTACCTGAAAGAATATCGCCCGTTTGTCGGAGTAGATATCCCGAACCCACCAATGATGACATCGCCGCCGTGCATAGTTCGAGTCGCCCCAACCGCGGAAATACTACTCGAGTTCGTAACTTTATCACTCGAATAAGGATGATCTACGGGGCCACCGGTGGTGAAACCTCCAACCCCACTATAGGCCAGGTACCCATGTCGCTGTCCGAGAGCATCGTTGTGCGCCGGCCCCGTGTAATGTGGACCAGTCGAAGAAAGTACGTGATATCCCCTACGATGAGTTACTGGACCGGCGGGACGTCCGACTGGCGGATCGGCAGAATCTCCGTGATCTCCGGAAGGAGATATTTCGAGTAATTCGGTACCGGGTGCACCGACTGCTACATGTTCACCGAATCCGGATATAGATACAGAATACCCATATCCATTATATTCTGGGTAGAGACGAAGACGAGTTCCACCATTCTTCGTCCGGGGGACGTCGTTGATTATATCCGTACCAACGTTAGAATAATCTAACGTAAACACACCATTTGAACCACGTTGATACACATAAATAGTGTTAATATCGGGTGCACCGACTACAAAGCGATCGGCTTTATCACCCGCGATTGAAACACTGAAACCAAATGATACATGACCAGGTGAAATAGTTTGTGTAATGGAAAATTGGCCGTTGTTACCATACTCTAATACGTAAACGCGGCCACCCCCCGAAACCCAGGGTGCGCCCACAATAATTCGTTTACCATCATAATCCATAGAAACCGCTTCACCAAAACCTCCCCCGGGTTCGGGTCCGTCTATTATGTTTATAGAATTCCATTGCTCTGTCTGAGTATTCCAATCATACATTTGCACGTATCCTCGATCGTTATCGTATCCGGGTCCACCGCCCACGAGACGATGCCCCTCGAAATCCATATCGACGGACATACCGAATTGCGAATAATTATCTCGACCATAAATACCCCTATAATGTTGATCACCCCATGTATATTCGTCTGGATTCCATGAATCCACGCCGAATATAGGGGTGGTCCCCGCAGCCTGATTTGCGTACGATACCGGAAGTTGATCCGGGCTACGAGTAGTAAATCCCGACATGGGTAACTAATATGATCTAAGATAATAAAATTTACAATTTTACCTTTAAGACTATTACTATTATAAAGATACACCTCTACGAGGTCTTTCGGCCCTGATATCAATATTTTTCACCGTAAAAAAGTTCGCTCTTACTTCATACGATTCGATCAAATCAATAGCTCGCAAGGCGCGAGCTACGTATACATTCCCTGACACGACCAATTTATCGTCATCTGAATCATTTATAGAAACGTTGGATCCAACCTGTAAAGTCTGCGTTGTTAAAGGCTGTGTATTTCCTATTCCCACTGGACCATCAGTGTAATATATTTTACCTGCATCATCGTTCCATAATGCCGAACCCACGCCACCGACTATCGCGGATCCGGGAATGTTGGTGAGTCCAGATCCATCTCCAATAACGGACACAACCGTGAGCGCGCCGACATTCGCGGTTCCATGAACGTCGAGAGTATATCTAGTTGAAGTCGTGTTAATACCAACGTTACCAGAAATATAGTATATATTACCGTTAATACCACTATCCGTCCATAATCCACCACCAGAAGAACCACCCACATCCGTGCCCCACACTGGTACAGTTCCATCACTTTTTAAAACCTGGCCAACTCCGCCTATAGCGAGTTTACTTAATGTATTTGTGGCACTTGCGTATAAAATATCTCCGGTCACACATGTTTCTATATCTGAGATTCTAGAAGAATTGCTATTTAAATCCGTGGCGAGTGCGACACCAGTTAATTCTAAACCACTTCCTATAAATTTAGATGCTGTCACATTACCTGTAACTAATACATTTCCACTCGCTGTTAAAGATGTTACGGTGTTTAGAAATCCGGTTTCTATATCAGTGGTCGAAGCATTGGTTGTAACTGATTGTAATGTACCAACCTGTCCCGAAGCTCCCGATACACCCTGCCACCCCATTTCACCGGGTGCTATGATAGTCAAAACATCTCCTGTTGTTTGTCCTATAGATACGTTGGCGGCTTCAGCACTTACATTCGCATATATCATATCACCGTGCACCGTGAGAATAGAACTTAAATCCGCGCCACCACTCCCTCCACCGGTATATTTTTGTGTGGATCGTCCGACTGAACAACGTCCCATTCTTATAGTTGTACGAGACATTTTCCGGGGAGAAAGTCGTTCGCCTCTTCCTTCGGTTGATCGGGTATATTAAATCCACCCTGTCGATATACACGTAAACGTTTGTTATACATGGCAAAAAATACCGACCAATGATCCACCACGTCGTAGATTCTAGGATTATTCTTTTTACCCTTCGTTTCTCGCATGATACGACCTATACTCTGTACAATGTCGGATTTGGGTGTGGCGAGAATAACTGTATCGAGGCTCGGTATATCGAGTCCTTCGTGTGCCTGACTGAATGTCGCGAATATGATTTGCTTTTTACTGGATTCAGCTAAATCTGCTTCTTTCATTCCACCCATGTATAAACCCGATGTCGTCTTAAACTTTTGGTGTAGAAATTCACAATGAAACCGTCTATCGCTGAGAACTAAAATTTGTCGCGTCGTTTTTACAACATCTTTGATCGTCTGTAAGATCATTCTGTTTCGATCAGGCATTTCTGTGAGTTCTGTGATCATGGTGGGAAGTGAAAGTTTACCGAAACGCGTGCACGGAGGGGGGTCTTCAAATCTTGGACACGTGTATACGAGTGGAAAAACGTCGACCTGATCCTGGTTTTTGCGTTCTACTGAAAAGAATGTTGGACCCATAAACCAGTGTAAAACTTTAGTGAGTCCATCCTTTCTATTTGGGGTAGCGGATAACCCGAAGGTATGCTTAGGACACAATTTGAACAGAGATTGTGAAAATACTTTCGCACAGATATGATGCGCTTCATCGACTATGAGTGTTCCTATACTATCAAAGTCTTCGAATGAATATTCTTTCAACGAGAGTGACTGAAGCATGGCGATCACAAAATCACAGTTTACTTCTTTCTTATTCTGTCGAACAATACCTATGGATGCACCTGGGCAAAACTGTTGAATACGCTCTTTCCATTGGTTGGCCAGGAATTCTTTGTGAACGACGATCATCGTTCGATACCCGAGTTTACAAGCTATGGCCAGGGATACGGTCGTCTTGCCGAAACCACATGGTAACGATAAGATTCCATGACCCGCTTCAATAGCTTTAGAAAGTGCTTCGTTTTGATGTGTTTCATCTCTCAATTTTCCTTTAAAAGATATTTTAATCTTTTCTGGCTTAGGTCGGATATCTTCGACCACATTTCCAAACTTTTCTTCTGCGTAATATCTCGGCACGCATAATCCAGATTTTGCCTTTCTGAACACCTTAAACGAGGGAGGTGCTACACCAAAATCTGCATTAACGATCGGGCGAACCGTGAGTTCTTTTTTTATTTCCGATGTATCCGGAACTACACACCCAGATCGTGTGAGTTTCATACGATAATCGAGTCTAGAAGCTTTATATTACTCAACTTCCACGTGTATCCACTATGATTACCTACGTTCCAGGCTCCCGTAAAATCGGTAGTTATTTCTACCTTATCGGATTTTTTAAGTGATTGGACAGGGGCACCCTCATACGAACACGTGACGCGACGGTACCTAAAAGGAACTTTCACCGTGAGAACGTTGCCATCTAGAGGGTTATCGACGTTAGGATTTTTTGGAAAAACGCGTGAATGCGCCGAGCGCACGCTACAGGTGGTACCATCGGGTATGGTCAACCGTATATATTTTTTGTTATTGTACTCAAACATGGGTGTATGAACATGACATGTGCAATTAATTCTCTTAAGTGATATATCTGGAAGTGGCATACATATTACTGTGAAGTTTTCTTTATTTTACTTACATCGAAATAAACTATTTTGGAATCCATCGAAGGAAATATGGAAACATTCCGATGGCTATAGTTAAAATAATTAAATCCAGTGTTAAGACTTTGGATTTTATTTCCGGACACCAATTTTTATAATCCTTAATTTGTTTAGATTCTTGTGGTTTCGCCCAATGGTAGAACATGGCGAGGTATGTGGGCCCCATATTTCGCTTACAGTCGTAATGGTGATCATAAAACGCTAACATAATATACGGAAAATACAAAAGCGCTAACAAAATCCATTTATTCTTTTTAGGTAAAAACCAATATCCACCCGCTAAAGCAAATGTAAACCATATACATTTCCAATTAACGACCGGGTTAACATCGTAACAGTCTTCTTTCTTATCAGACTCCATGTAAATTACCCCGAGAAAAAAATAATCTAGGTTAGAGAGATAAATTTATCCGTATGTAATAAGATGGCTCTATGTTCGTTGAACATCTTGCCCAAAAGAGTAAACCATAACACGCGTAAATATAAAACGTGGAGGTTTGCATCGGAGTTTCTTATTCGAAAAAATGTAACAAAAGATCAAGCTGAGCTGGGACGATGGACGAAGGATCGTCTCATAGAGCTCGGACCAACATTTGTAAAATTAGGACAAATTGCGTCCACGCGCGCCGATCTGTACTCACCCGAATTCATTCAGCAGCTCGAGACGTTACAAGATGACGTTCCTCCATGTGAAATTGATATAGATGTAAAACATGATATTTTTAAAGAATTTGACCCTGTACCATTTAAATCTGCGAGTATCGGTCAAGTTCATATGGCCGTACTGCAAAGCGGTCAAAAAGTTGTTGTAAAAGTAAAACGTCCAGGAATCTTGAGTCTCATGAAAGAGGATACAGATACTATACGGGGTATAGTACATTTTTTAGAACGCATTGGTATCGACACGGGGAATAGTTCTGGCCAGGTTCTGGACGAATCTATAGAGTATCTCTTGGGAGAGGCGGATTATAAACAGGAGATTAACAATGCTATCAAGTTTCGTAAAAGTATGAAAGATGTCGACTGGGTGAAAGTTCCTAAAGTGTATAAAAAGTATTCAGACGATGAAACGATCGTCATGGAATATGTACCATCAGTGAAACTGACTGAGATTACAGATAAGAAGGTGAATAAGAAGAAGATATGCGAAGCCCTTATAAATGCATACGTGATTCAAACTATGGACAATGGTCTATTTCACGCCGATCCGCATCCGGGTAACTTGGGATTTTCACCAAAAGGAAAGCTTGTATTTTATGATTTCGGATTACTCGTGCCATTGTCCGAAGAATTAAGAGATGGATTCACAAAACTTTTTGGTTTTATAATCACCCGTGATACCGGTGGTATCGTCGATACACTCGTTAAATTAGGTGTGATTGTTCCGACTTCTTCGGATGTTTCTGACATTGAATTGTTCTTTGAAAACATTCTGGGGTACTTGGAGACCCTAGATGGTTCTGGGATCGTGAATGATGATCTCGCTGCACAACTTGCGATTGAAAAACCGTTCGTCGTACCTAGTAGTTTTGTGTACCTCGCAAAAGCCTTCTCAACTATAGAGGGTATATGTATCAAACTGGATCCAGATTTTAACTATTTCACATATTTGGAACCTCTCATTCAACAGCAGATAATAGAATCTGTGAATGTTGGTGATATATTCATGAAGACGACAGAGATTCCCGGGACGATAGGTAAAATAAACACAGCTGTATCCGGGCTTCAAAAATCGAGGGGGTTTATGAAACGTACTATGATCAAAACGAGGCAGGAAATTAAGATCGTCCAATACAGCGTGGTATGCGCTCTATTGGCTGAGAAATTTGGGGACAACCCACCCTTAGCTATGTTTTTTGTTTTGTGTACCTTGTGGTTTACTTTTCGTAAAAATCAATAGATTTCTTACCATTCTTCTTGGGCTTGTCTGTCTTTTTAATGAGCTTGTTATGTTCCTCGAGGTATCCCTTCATGCGATTCTGTTCATCACGGAAAATATCAGAGACCTTCTCTTTGATCTTGTCCACGTCAGTATCACGTTCCTTTTGAATTTTCTTACTAAGCTTCTTGAACCCCTTATTTTTCTTATCAGCGGCGAATACAGTTAATGTGTTCGTGATGGCGAGCATTTTACTTTGTATCGATATTTAAATTTAAGCGTTCTAACTTCGCTTCAAATTCCCTGCGCTCCCCGGGAGATTTGATGATCTCTCCGTGTTTGAGAGCCCTGATTTCTGGACCCGTGAGTTGAATAGCGTCTACCCTGAAATCTTTAAACGCCCTCATGGTGATGGGTACGAGAGGCTCTATGAGATCATAGATAGCTCGTGCGTAATCCTGAATCTCTTTCTGGGCATGAGAATCCATTCGAAGATGGAGATAGTGCATGAGATTATGAAGGTTAATCTTCCAATAGAATTCCGTGTATGTCGATTGAGGAAGATTTCCCCTGGCCTGCTCCCGACAGCATCCATCTTCCAGAAGTTTCTCATAAATGTCGAACGAATTTTCCAAATGCGAATGCATACCATTTTGATCAATGTTCACCACACCCTCCGATCCCTGGTGGTTTATCTCTGACTGACCCCTAAGTTCGGAAGGTTCGTAATATTCTTTCGGAACAATTGAATACCTGGCGGACATCTCATTCACACTCGCTGTTCTATGACGCAGATGTTGCCGAGCAATATAAATGGGCATCTTAATATGAAACTTGAATTCGACCATCTCAAATGGAGTCGTGTGCCAATGGCGGAGTAAATATCGTAAAAGTCCTGTATCACCCCGAGAAGTCTTGGTTCCGTCTCCATACGATACCCGTGCGGCTTGTACGATTGAATTATCGAGATTTTCTCTGGGCATATGGTCGACCAATCGGACGAAGCCGTGATCAAGTACTTTGATTTCCATTATATTTTATTATAGATTCATTTCTTTAATCAGATCATCTAAGCAACGGTAATACCTTTTGAGATCTTTCATGAATCGTTTATTGTTCTCTAGGTGTTCGCACTCAGGTTTATTCTTATAAATCCAAGCGAGGTTAGATTTGGAATACTTCGTTCGTTTTTGATTTTCATTTGGTTTACGAGGTACGAGTTTCTTATTCGCAGCTTTCTTCGTTTTAGGTAAAGGTTCTACCCTTTTCGTATAACTTATAGCTTGCATCACCGTATCCGCCAAGTCATCCTTTTTCTTTGACTTGTCGAATATCGGTAACCAATGTGTATTTACTGGACCCGTTTCTAGAAACTTTCTACACCGTTCGATCGATACCTTTTTGCGTTTCAGATACTGCGCTTTACCAGCTCCACATACATCGGGTATTTTGAATCTGGCATCGTACACGATAGTATCCGCTTGTGGAGCTTTTATGACGAAATAGGCGTGTAAAAAGTGTTCAACCATTTTCATCTTTTTATTACGATCCGGTTGTTTTTCAATCAGAATGGTATCACACGTGAGAACCCATGGCCTCTCGTCTAAATGCTTTCTTAAAGAAACATAAATACCGTCTTTATGTTCCGGTGGTATTCCCGATACGTCCCACTGTACTACGAGGTTTGACGTATCGTCGAATTGACACATGGCTAAATTTCGGATTCCGACATCTATACTGAGTATCATTCTTTAATATAAAGAAAAATAGGCTTTAAGCTCATTCAAAATACTCCAGTTAATTTTAATATGATAGACAGGCAACAAATACATAATATAACACAAATGATCTTAGTTATGGTCGCTTTCATTCCTTCAAATAATCCACCCGGGCCAAATGGGTTAAGGCCTAAATCAGTTAACGTTTGTTCCATGAGATCACCCGCACCCCCGGTCACGTCTTCAATGACATCACCCGCCGGTCCGAGTGCATCCAAAACACCCTTATCGTACTTATCATTGCACGTCTTGGAGCAAAACGTGGGACACGGACCCTGTTTCCCATCGTCAATCTTCTCTGTGCAAATGGGTTCATCGTATTCCGGGTCGGCCTCCTTTAATTCTTCAAGATTTTTGTAATTTAATTCATCTTTACTGATTTCTTCGTATTCATACGAAGCCCAGTTATCGGGGAGACAATTTTCGATACAATCACCCACCTTCTCGTTTGCGGCACCTATTTGCTCGGAAATGTAATACGCGAGACCACCCGCGGCCGTATATTTAGCCACCGTCGTCGCGTTTACTCCTTTCTTACCAGCCTTCGCAGCGTCAGCCACGTCATCGAGTTTCTTTGCACCCTTAGATGCATCCGTACCAACATCAGCGGCGGTATCTAATTGTTTCGTAGCCTTGGAAGTTTGAGCACTCGCTCCTACGACATCATCGGCACCCTTGGCGCTAGCTTTTCCTGCATCAGCGGCTGCATCACTCTTTTTAGCCAATGCGGCTGCATTATCTGCACTCTTTTTAGCGGCGGCAGTGGACGCCGATTTCACCGATGACCCCAGGTTGCCCGCCAGCCTTGCAGCATTTCTAGCGCCCCTCGCGCCAGCTGCGCCAGCCGCCGCACCCGCTTTCCCCAATCTCGCCAAAGCTGACATGGTTTATAAGTGACATATATTTTATTTAAAAGACCGAGCCGACTAACTTATCCGTATTCATACCCTCTTCCTTAGTGGCATTCTTATTGCAGAGGGCACCGTCATCACGATAACCATCGGGACACGATTCCCAACAGACACCCGCGACATTTTTCCAACCCGGTGGGCATTCGTATCTCCTGAACAAATCGGCAACAACACTTGGTCCCTTCTTAACCTTGTTACCGGTAACCGCGTCCGTGTACCCGAGTGGTTCGCATAAAGCACCGATATCCTTGTATCCTGTACGTCGGTTTCTCGTGTATTCCTTCTTAGCCGGAATCCATTTCGCCTCCGCTTCTTTCATAATATTAATCATGCCTTCCTCCTTCGCCTTCTCTTCTAAGTATAGAGCCTTGGTGGCCTCCCAAGTTTCAGCACCGCCTAGGTATTCTTCTTCATACTTAAGGTATTCTGCGTTAACTACACCACGCTGCGTCTCGTAATTCTTCTCGGCTTGTACGAACTCGTCGCGGATTTTTACGACCTCATCCGCATTTTCAGGAACAACTTCCCTGGGACACTGGTCCCAGCATACACCGAGGATGAGCTTTCTCTTCTTAGGACACTCCAGAGCTCCCTCCGCTTCCTTGTAGAGCGCAGGATCATCGAGCCCGTTAGCTTCTATACGATCGGCGAGGTCGTTGTTACCGCGTGCACGTATCTCCGCGACAACCCTGTTAACGTCACGTGCTTCGATAATAGCGCACCTACTGGGTTGGTACGAACTGGGACCACAGTAATCACGATCCCATTGAGGGACAACGAGTTTGGGTCCACCAGGGGGTTCGCAAATAGCACCCATTGCCTTATAGCCGTTAGGACACCTGTCCCAGCATACACCCAAAATACGCTTCCTTCTCACGGGGCAATCACTCGATTCTTCAGCTTCTTGGTAAAGTGACTTCAGAGGGTTGCCCTTAGAGTCTAGACCGGGAACCCTGGTAATCCATTGTTGAACGGGTTCGGTCGTATCTGACGCTTTCGCACGGATACGATTCGCCAAATCTGTGACTCCACGTTCTTCAAGCATCTTGGTAATGCGTCCAACGTCCATGGATTCGAGAGCTTCACAACGTTCGGGTTGGTTCGCCATGGGACCACAGTATTCGCGTCTATCTACGGTAACCTTAATACCCGGCCCACCTTCGGGGTGGCAAAGGGCGCCAATATCCGTAAACTTAGTACCGTATACCTCTTCTTGGGGGCATCTATCCCAGCATACACCCGCGACGAGCTTCCTTAATTTAGGACACTCTAAGACTTCACCTATCTTCTTAAAGTCTTCGTCAGATACGACACCGGATGATGCCTTCTGTGAAAGTTCCGTTTGACCCTTATCCCTGAGTGCCGCCGCGAGTGTGGGCCAATCCTTCGCGTCGTACGCCTTGCACAACCCAGATTGGAACGAACTGGGACCACAAATTTCGCGAGAGAATAAGTCGACCTTAATACCCGGTCCACCTTCGGGGTGGCAAAGGGCTCCGATATCCGTATACTTAACACCGTTCTCGTTTTGGTACTTGGAACACCTATCCCAACATACACCAGCGACTTCCTTTTGATCGGTGCGCTCATTGGATTTATGACCTTTACCCTTTTCAGCCGTATCACCACTACCACAATAATACCTATCGAATAAAGTCTTCTTAATACCGATACCATGACTGGGTTCGCAAAGAGCGCCGATATCCTTATCACCTTCCCTGCATTTATCCCAACAGACTCCCGCGACGAGTTTACGATTCTCGCCGGGACGGGTAGAACTTGGCCCACAATATTGGCGTTTCATGAGCGTCTTCTTAATACCAGCACCACCCGCCGGGGCACAAAGGGCCCCGTCGTCCCTGTCCCCGACCATACACTTATCCCAACAGACACCCGCGATGAGTTTACGATTCTCGTTGGGACGCGTGGAACTCGGACCACAGTACTGGCGTTGAAACACGGTCTTCTTAATGCCCGCGCCGGCCTTGGGGTGGCACATAGGTCCAACACCCTTGAACCCCGGCTTACACGGTTTGTAACATAAACCGGCATCCTTCTCAGATTTACTACCTGAGCATACGCGTAAAGGTTTACCAACTCCTCTACCATAGCTACCGAATCCCTTTTGTTTGCGACCCGAACGGTACGGCCACGCAGGTTTCCAAGCACCGGGTTTTTTGCATCCCAGGAATCCGTCAGATTTCCACCCACCATTACACGCTGCACATTCAAGAAGCGAACCATTGAACCAGCCACCGTTACCTCCTTCACGCAGTGCACAATCTTCGTAGCATATTAAACCACGTTTCTTGGGTTTATCGGCGGGGCAGTTTTGTTGCCAGCATACAGGACCAATACCCTTGTATCCATCTCTACATTTAGGGTAACAAAGAGCACCATCCTTTTCCTCGTCACTCGCACACCCCGGAAATGTACCCACGCCACGACCATAGGCATCTAACCAACAACTCGTACCATCATCTCGAAGTTGGCCTTCGTATCCTAGATCTTTGCAACTTTTCTTCTTAGCCATAGACGATTTCTTCGCGTAAATATCGAGCCAACAGCTCGTACCATCGTCACGTAAACGTCCCCCATATGGAGCGTTTGTACCGTCACCGAGTCTCGGATCTGTACAGCTCAGTTTCTTTGCCATAGAAGATTTCTTAGCGTACGTGTCGGACCAACAACTCGTACCATCGTCACGTAATTTCCCATAAGCAGCCTTCCATTCACCTTCTGGATACTCGTCGGATTTGGGACCGTCGCACGAATACTTCTTAGAAGGGCGAGACTTTTTAGCCTCTGTATCACGCCAGCAACTCGTACCATCATCACGTAAACCCTTACCGTGTTTATGTTCCCAATCGGAGCATGGTTTCTTATTCGCCATGGCTGATTTTTTTGTGAGAGTATCGCGCCAACAGCTGGTACCATCGTCGCGTAAACCTCTCCCATACTTATGCGACCATTCATCACACGATTTCTTCTTTGTAGGCGCAGATTTAATAGGAATAGTATCCTTCCAACAACTCGTACCGTCGTCGCGCAAATGCTTACCATGTTTAGAGTGCCAGTCGGAGCATGGTTTCTTTTTCGCCATTGAAGAACGTTTAGGCATTGTATCTTGCCAGCAACTGGTTCCATCGTCGCGAAGTCCTGCACCGAAATTGCTACAACTGCGTACATTCGCAGGTTTAGTGCGTTTAGGTTTCGTCTCGAATATTTCTTTCAAGGTCGCATCAAGAACCAATTTAGCCGTAACGAGGCCGATATTCATAGGGTTTAATGTGATTCCAGCCCTTAGCATTTTTAGTGGATCTCCGGACAACAGGTTATCAACTCCCTGTTGATATTCTTCCTTATACGCACGGGTGATGGTTGTACCCACAATAAGTTCGAAAAATTTCTGCGCATTGCTCGTACGACAATTATTATTTTTATATTCCATACCATAACGACGGCAGTATTCTTTCGTGAAGTTACAGACACCGTTCTCCATATCGAACGTGACGCCCAATTGTGTGGGATCGATAGCTGCAGAAACTTGCGAAAGTTGGCGACGTTTCGTACAAAATGCGACTAAACCACCGTAATCGGCAGCGATGACCATCTTTGCACCCGCGGGATAGTTGGGGAAAACAAGTTCACCTTGGGGGTGTTGCGTTCGTAATTCGGAAAACGGCACCGCGATAGTGTTCGGGTTATTGTCCGGTCCGGGGTCTGCGCGGTTAGTGATATACACTCTATCTGTATACACACCCGAAGTGGGGTTAATATATTCAAGTTCAAGTGGGGGTGGTTTGAAAAAATCATTATTCTCGAGCCAAATATCACGGGACGCCGTGTTCCACTCTGACGCACCTGCACGAGAAAGGGTAATACCCTGACGCGTACCAGAACTCGCCCATTCCACGAGTTGGAGTAATTTAAACCTATCAGGTTCGAGTAATAGGTTTAGGTTTTCGTAAATGAATACATCACGTTCTTTGTGGTATTTAGCCACCATTCTCATAGAAAAGTCCAAAATTTCCGACGGAAGATCGGGTTCTGGGGCACCCGTCTCCTCCGCTTCTATGATAGCTGCTATCCATGCATCCCACTTGGGTCCCACGACGGGATCTAAAGGAAGGTTGGGAACTGTGTATTGCTCAAACATTTGCATAAACATGAGTTCCGACGCCATTTGGTACTCATCTGGACAGAATTCGTCTAACGGGAAAAGGCGGGGATATTCAAGTTCTGGTACGTTTTCTACACTTGCATACTCACCATGATCAATCGCACGTTTACCCTTTTCGATCATATCCTGTGATGTGTAACTATTGTAGCCGTCAACATCGAGTATATCGAGAGTTATTGAGACTATATCGAATAATATCATCACCGCACCCACTGGACCACCGGAGGCCTTCGACGCCGCTTTACCACCAGCCGCGGCGGCCTTTGCACCTGCGGCAGCCAGTTTAGCACCACCTTTAGCGGCCGCGACAGTCACTTTTGCACCAAGTTGTGCACCAACTCTTGCAGCGCCGGCAGCAGCCTTCGCGGTAGTGGCAGCAGCCTTCGCGGCACTCTTCGTAGCAGTCTTCGTAGCGGTCTTCGCGGCGACCTTCGAAGCACCCTTCGCGGCACCCTTCGCGGCACTCTTCGTAGCAGTTTTCGAAGCAGTTTTCGAAGCAGTTTTCGCAGCAGCTTCGCTTCCCTCCTGTGCAGCCTTCGCAGCGGCCTTTTCACTGGCTTCCTGACCGGCCTTGGCGGTGGCCTTTTTACTGGCTTCCTGGCTGGCCTTTGTAGCGGCCTTTTCACTACCTTCCTGTGCAGCCTTGGCGGCGGCCTTTTCAGAAGCCTTTTGACTAGCTTTCCCACTCGCCTTTTTAATTCCCTGTTCTATAGCTTCACCGACAACGAGACCGACGGCGATTTCTGCGCCGATCGTTTTGGCTAGTTCGAGTTTTTCATTTAACCCCGGAGCCACACCAGCTTTTAACTTACAACATCCCTCCTTGTTCGGATCATCTTCATAATTACCATAACACCCCAACTCGTCGATGGGTGGAAATGCACACGCTTCATCGACTACCTTTTTTACTTCTTTTTTGACTGCCTCTTTATCGACGCCTAACTCGTCGAGAGTGTTATCAAAACGCTGTTCAACTTCTTCGGGGGTTTCGACGACGATATCGGAAGCGGGTCGTAATACTTCTACCGAATTTCCTAATTCGGATTTCGGAACCTGTATAACCTGTTTCGTAGACGGGTCATATTTTAATACGCTTCTATTCCGTACACTTTGTCCAAGGAGGATGAGGACTATTATTGCTATGAGAAATATCCCAATACGAGCGGCCATCCTCACCTCTCTTTTATATAGCTGTATAAAAAAATACTACTTAAAGATTCTTCACGGATAATAATCATGTCTTGGTGCTGGTGGTGCTGTCATGATTTTGATAGTGACCCATTATCAATGCCAACTAAACACGACGAAAGACGGAATAAATTTATAGTCTCTGGTAAGTTTTGTTCCTGGAGCTGTATGAAAACATACGCAATCGAAACATATGGCCTGACTAGGGGGAGTATCATATGTGGTAATATGGTGATGCTGCGAAAGGTTATGTATGGGAAGGTTGCGCGAATTAAACCGGCGCCTAAACGACAGAGATTAATAGAGTACGGTGGCGACATGACAATAGAGAAGTTTCGAGAAAATGCGGACATAGATATCAACCCAAATACAGGTGTGGTTCAGGAACCAGAATTAGATAACGTTATACCGGTCGCAAATACTACGAATAAGATGTACGAAATAAAAGGCGCGACGGGGACGAATGAACCGTTACGCCTTAAACGTGCAAAACCGCTTAAGAGAGATCAAAATAATCTAGAATCTGTTCTGGGATTGGTTATAAAATCAAAGAATTAGAACAGTTTAGGCAAACATCACCCGTGTAAACGAATGAACAATATTTGCATTCGTTTAAGGGTATAATGTTTCGCTTTTTGAGTTTGTTATGTGAGTATAATACGAGATCGCGAATAGTATAAATTCCGTATGCTACCATGGTTTCAAGATTAGGAAACTTCATTTAAACTTAATACAGTAGCAAGCCTTATTTAACTTTAACATCACAGAGAAACTGTCGATCATAGGCGGTACCATAGTCTTCAAAACTGTTTCAAGTTCAGAGTCCTCATCGCCTGCGTCAATTTGCTCAATGACGGAGTAGATCAGGTCAATGACGAGATCCTTCTTTTCGGGTCCGACGAGACCCTTAATCCTTTGAACATCCATCATGAGAGTAGACACGAGTCCGCAGATGTTCTCCTTGTTGATACCAGTCTTCTTGTACTTGTTCACAAGACGGGTGATCTTGTTGATAATAATTTCATTTTCCTTGCCCTTGGTAGCGTACGACTTCAAAATGTTCTCCATTTGTATAACTCTATATTAAAATCTTTAATTATATAAATGGTAAGCGCCGATGGACTCATAGCTACGGGTGCTATATCTATAGGTGTAGCACAGATGATGTTCAGGATCTCTACTATTAAACAGGAGAAAGTTGACGTAAATACGTATCCTCTTTTGTATTCGGGTGTTGTCGCCAGTATACTCTGGACATTGTACCAATACAGAATAGGAGCTAATTATTCGGTTGTATATTCGATTCTCGGATTATTCGTGCAACTGTATATCTTACACGAACTCAAATCGAGGGAGCGCAAAAGGGAGAATGCGTACTGAAGGATATTAAGTTTTTCTTCCAACGAGAGTTTCCCCACGTTTCGTACTACATGAACTATAAGCATACATACAATATACGTAGCTTCATGTAGTTCCATAATAGTTAATTCAAAATTTTACGGCGAGTTTCCCGCTATGTTGGCGGAAGTGGGTACCACAACAGTGTTGGCAAGACCCTTCTTGGTATAGGCCATGTACGTAGCACCTAAACCCGCGAGAATGATAAAACTCGCGAAAGTCATACCGGTGATGGAGTAGTTAACTTCAGAATCCTTAGGCGCACACGTCTCCTTATCAGCGTGAAGAAGCTGATAGACAAAAACACCAGAAACGAGTAAAAGAACGCCACCGATGATCATCATAGGACCCGCCGCTGATGCACCCGGGGTGGAAATGAACTTACGGAGGCCGAGCGTCGCAGCGGCGGTGATCACGATAGTCACGAGCTGATTGAGGTACACCTTACGATTTTCAAATTCTTCAACACCTCGGATAGCGTCGCAGTTGTTGTAATGTTTAATACCCACGAAGTTCACGAAAAATGTGACCGCGGCGAGTAGAATAATGCCGATGAGGGCGGGCGAACCCATCTCTTGAGAAAACTTCATCTTTACTGTATGTTGAGAAAAAACTACAATTTTTGGTATAAATTATCCTGTGCAATCTGACGATCGATACTCTTAATATGCCATAACGCGATAGAAGGTGAGGCTTCGGCCTGAGCGACATTTGAACTTCCGGTGAGCCTCTCATGTAATCCTCTGGACCACCTGATCTTATCTGTGTTTTTGAAATATCTTCCCTGATAATCTGGCCAGTTAATCCATCCTAAATGATTTGTGATAAAGTTCATTTTTTTACACCACTCTTTCGTACACCCCGGGATAATATTAATACGAGGAATATGTAGTATATCTCCGGTAAAAGTTTTGATACACTTTATGAGCTCTTCTTGAGGCATTTCATCCGCGTCTAATACAAATATGTAATCACCTTTGCATTTTGTTATATGATAATTCCTATGGTCTGAAAAATTTCCACAAAACGGACGTCTATGAACATCTATATCATCAAAAGATTCTAAAACCTTTTCTACTTTAGGAGTAACGTTGTTTTCATCCACGAGGACGTTTATATCATCTTCTGGGTGTATAACGCTTTTTAGAAACGAGAGTAACTGATGTAACTCTCGGTGCTCATTACATACGGTGATAGCGTATGTAATCATGTATTAATTAAAGAGAAAATCTTTAACTAGTATAAGATGTTTGGTCGAATTCACGGTAGATTTTTTTTGAAACAGGATCTCGGAATAGAGGACGATAATACACCTGATACTGTTACCATTTCTGAAATTTTAGAAACATATCCGTTATGGGAAATGTGGCTGACTAGACTCAAGGAAAAAAGAAAACAATTGTTTACAATGTTTGAAACGTCCGACGTTCACCCACATGTTATTGAAAATATGAAACTATTCGATAGGGTGATAGTCCCGTATGACTATCTTAAAAATATTCTTGAAAGGTACGGTGTTAACTGTGTTTCGTTGAACTGGTACACATCACCCTTAATTCGAAGCAAGCCTACCGTTGTTTTAAAACGTCCAGATCCAAACAGAAAGGTATTTTTATATGTGGGTACAAACGATGTTAGAAAAAACGCCGTCAAATTAGTTCATATGTTCACTAATATATTGACTGGTACAAGGCATATGCTCATTATGAAAACAAACCACGTGAATAATCTCCCCAAACACCCTAATATAAGTTACATAACTGGACATCTAGATTTAAATAGGATGGCTGGGTTATATAATATGTGTGATTACTTCATTTCATTTTCTAGAGGAGAAGGGGTTGGTTTACCGATGCTCGAGGCTATGTATTTTAAAAAACCTGTTATAACACATGATGGGGGTGTATTAAGTACTATAAAGAATCATAAATGGATAATCCTTCCATCCGACGAGGTACCGATTAACAAAGAAGAAGTACCGGATTTTCTTAAAAATGTATTTCACGGTACATGGTGGGAAGTTGATCAAAAAAATTCGACAACTATAATTAAAGCTTTATTGTGAATGTAAGTTATGGAGATACACTGCGTTCAATGTAAAGTTGGTAGATATGATGTTGCAGTGATAAACGACGACGAGTTTGTTGGTCATACCGCCAGGGCTTCGGGTGTGTTTTGGGAGGCTTGGATCGCCGATCATGTGAAAACCTATTATAAAGAAGGTACGGACATCTTGGACATAGGCGCGAACATAGGTACGCACACTCTTATGTTTTCTGAAATAGGTCCTGTTCATTCATTTGAACCCATGTATCACCAAGTATTGAAGAAAAACGTAGAGTTGAATACACTTGATAACCCGGTTAAGATTTATACACACGCTTTATCTGATACCGGTGATACAAAGAATATGTTTCTCCCACTTAGAATGCCTTATGGATTGAGAAACTATGGGGGTACTTCAATGCATATGAACGAAACATGCAAACATGAAAATACCGCTGTACCTGTGGAATGTAAAACACTCGATTCGGTTTACGACGGAGTTCCATCCATTATAAAACTCGACGTAGAAAATCATGAGTTGTACGTATTGAGAGGTGCGATTAACACTATAAAAATGCACAAACCTACGATTTTTATAGAGATAACAGATTATGATACGAGCGAAGTTAGAAAATTTTTGGAGGACATTGGATATAGTGAACCAATAGCATTAAAAGACAAAAATTACATCTATACATATGACCACAAATCGTCGCCAAATACAGTTTTAACCATGCGGGGTGTGTAGTTACCTTTTACGTCTAAATGAAGAAAGTTTTTTGTGGGATCACCTATCTCCATTAAATTTATCATCCATGCATAACAACTGTCCATACAGTGTACCTCTTTTGCATTTTCAATAACAGTCAAGTAGTCAAATATATTTGAACTATTCTTAAGTCGTTCCTCGGTTACACGAAATATGTCTTTATTAGAAACATCTATCTTCATTCCTCTAGTCTCATCATCGTGTACGAAGATGTAATCACCACTTTCGTACTTGATTTCTAATTCGGAATCGCGTACAACTTTAAACTTAGAATACATATACTTGGGTGGTATACCAGCCTGGATGTATATACTATGAGCCCAATTAGCCATATCACTCACGGGTCCGCTTGTAATAAAGTTCCATGTATCATCTGGTAATTTATATGTGGCAAGTGGAAACGGTGTACCCTCAACCTGCATCCACATCTCACGAGCGTCGGTAGTGTTTACCGGTTTAATTTTGACGTTGTTCAGATCCCTATACATGAATTTCACGGAATCTTCGTGCTGTTTCTTTACAAAAATACATACGTCTTCTCGTTCTGCAAAATGTCTAACCATCCCATTGAGCATTATCGCATCACCTAAGCCAAGATGATGTAGTATAGTCAACATATACTTTCATGTATATCAAGCTCTTTAAATTGTACATTATTATTTCTATGAACGCGTCTCGTCGTACGTTATGTATTGTCGATTTAAATGGTCGTGGATATGACCCGTACCCAGTCCAGCGGTCGGATTTAAAAATCCTCCATAGTTAACAGGTTTAAATAATTTATCTATATTTCCCATGTTTAAAATCTCTACGTTTCTTCCGTGAAGTAATTCAGTTCTCACGAAAAATGCGTTCACTCCACATCTTTCACAATACACTAAGGTGTAATCATGATGATTACATAATTTAGTTAGAGATAGTAGGGAAGTTCCAAAATAGTTTGTCCCATCCCATGTTTTGTTAGGATCATACGGAACAACTTTATCTTCGTGTGCAGGAATGGATGCGTTATATTCGCATACGATGATATCACATGTATAATGTTCTAACACTTTTCCTAGACAATAGAAGTCGTTATAATCTATATCAACTGATAAACAATTAATATGTTTGGGAACGTTATATTTACGAAACAAATCTACGACGTTTTCGCGTATGACCTTCTCTTGCCTTAAATTTATATGTAATTGTTCATTACCTCCGTCCATCTGTAGACCGGTCCATCCACACAATTCTCTTAATAATCGCGTGTTACATTCAGAACCATTTTCAACACCGAATTCAACGTAATATTTACTCGTATAATCTTGATAAAGAAGACGAATTAGTTTTTGTAAAATACCATCTTCTCCATTTTGAGAATAGAGACGTCTCTCGTATGGTTCGAGGTTCATGAATATATGGTTGATAACCCCTTTAAGCATAACTCTTTTCTTCTACAAAATTTGAACCATGTTCTATATTTATTTTCTTTTTGATGATTGAACGTTTATCATTAAATTTGTAAACACTTCGAGCCAATTGTATAAACTCGTCACCGAAGTTTTCTTCCTTTTCACATTTTCGAATAGAATCTTCTATGTTCCACAAGCTTTCGTTAATTACATATAATTCGGATTTATGAGGTGTAGCAAACTCGTGTTCACGCAATGCATCCAATTCCCGTGATACATTTTGCAATTTAGTGGTATCGGTTATGTATTTAAGTTTGAGTTCAAGGATGGTTATTTTATCTATGAGTTCACCCTTAGATACTTCTATACGCATTTATAAATAGGGTATTTTTATCTTTATGTATGGGTCACATGTATAAAGATAAAAGTATGTCTGGAGTGGGGTTCGAACCCACGAGGTGAAAACACCAGTTGATCTTAAGTCAACCCCCTTGGACCGCTCGGGCATCCAGACATGTTATATATAAGACTTATTCTTTTAAGTACCTAAAGAGAAA